ATTTTTACCATTTTCCACACCGGCGTAACTTATACTTGGATGCGAAGAACCATCAGAAGAAGAAGAACCATAAGAAAAGAACTCTAAATCAGTGGAGTTTGATATACTAGTATCTTGCTGATTCAAGTAAACCCACATAGATAGGGTAAATGTATTTTTACCACTTTCAAATGCTTTTTTTTTTACGAGGTCGGTATCAAGGTCGGGGTTAAGTATATCGTGACCATAAACGTGTTTAATAATTGTAAAATCAATTTGTTTTGTACCAATACCGTTACGCTTATCTAAAAAATTGGCTTCGTTCATTATAGGAAAGGCGCTACCTTTGAGTGGTGATGATAATATAGAAGGCAATACCATATACCCGGTTATCAACATTGCTTCGATTCCTAGTAATATATATGTAATATTAGAGGTTCTTGAAAATTGACCTTTCATATACTCCATAAAATCATCTACCAAACACGGTATATATAGAATAAAATTTAAAATGAAACCAGTCCAACCGTCAATGTTTGTAACGTGTCTCTTTATTGACCTATAAAATAATAAAACAGGAATCAAAGTTAGTAAAATATATATGGTTGTTTCATTATATTCAGTGTCGTATATACCGTTTTTTTTAATTATATAATATAATATGACGAGAGAAGCAAGTATACTGGACCCAATAAAAACAAAAAGTTTATATTCACTTGATACAAATTTGAAAATATACAAACAAGATAATATTATAAATAAAGAAATTGAAGCATAAAACGAACCCTTATTTTTTAATGTTTTTGCGGATGATTCGTGAGATGTTTCTGTATGTTTATCACCAGCAGCATCCGTCCATGTGTTTTCATCACCTCCTGGTAAAAAATGTATTATTAGGTTAAAAAATGTAACCAATAAAATTAAAATAATATACTTTAAAGGATTACTTGAAAATGTTTTTTGTAGGTAATCGCCAAATAATTTTACATTACGTATAGAACCTGGTCGGCTAACAAGTTTCGTCATTAAATTTTGATTACTAACATTATTATTTGTTGTCATGTGTTATATATATATATATATGAACTATATAATTCCTATAAATATACTCGTAATTTACACCCTTTAAGATTTAAACCGTTGAAGAATTCAATCCACACATCATATTTATATTCTTCAAGAGTTTAAAGGTTCTCCATCGCAGTTTTTTCTCCGTGACAGTCTCGGCACAACGCCACTAAATTATCGACGTGATTACTACCCCCGTGTTCCAAACGGACGGTATGGTCTACTTCAAACCAAGCGGGTAACTGCTTCTTGCAGTTACCACAATGCCAATTTTGTTTTGCTGCGACAAACTTCTTTTTCGTTTCACTCACCGACCGCTTTGTAGATTGCTTACCCGAATTCATAATACGTTTTTCACTTGACCCTCCTTGCACCATATTAATATTATTATTCATTGTATTATTATTACCACCACGACTAAAATCATATTTACTAGTAAAGTCTAAAATGGGAGAAATAAAACTAGATGTATCTTTATCAACTGGTAAGTATTTGAGGTATTCATTGGATGCGACAATCATTGTTTTCGCGCGTTCGGGATTTTTACGAAATAACCAACATAACATATAACCAACGAATGCAACACCGAACATTTGAAAGTATTTTTTCCACGATAATACAAGTTGAATATATTTACCATCGGTGTACATATTTGCTATTATGAACCCAACTATTAAAAATATAACGATTTCAAAACGCATATAGGTTTATATATAGTTGATACATTTTATGAATCGTGTGAGTAAATATAAATCAACAACACCGTTATTAGCGAGAGTGAAATATAAATATGGTGTTTTTTAATACGTAGTTTCTCCATCATTATAATGGGCGCTGCTTTATAGTGTTCAAAATAACGGTCTATAGATTCAAGAAGAGTTATTTCCTCCTTTCCTATTGTGACATTTATTTTATTATGTATAAAATGAATCCATCTAACAAGAGATTCACGACTATCCAAATATGGTGTTACGGGATACTTATTAATCAATTCACTAAATCTATTACTCATTGAACCAATTGGTAAAAACATGTGAATATTTTGTATTAAATCATAATATTTTCTCTTAGTTGCTTTGTCTGGCGATTCTGGGTATATATGTGCTATAGTATGAAGGAAGAACCAATAATGAGGTCCCCAAACTGCCGGATCGAATTTCATGTGAAAAAGTATATAGAACTATCTTATAATATTAATAGAGGTATATCTAATAATGAGTAAAAAGAACAGTGGAAATTATTGTAATAATTGCGGAAAAACTGGACACCTATTTCATAATTGTAAAATACCAATCACCAGTTTAGGTGTTATAGCATTTCGTAGTAATAAAGGCATAATTGAGTATTTGATGATACGTCGTAAAGAAACACTCGGTTATATAGATTTTATGCGAGGAAAGTATCAATTGAATGACCGTGAATATATCATAAACATGCTTAAACAGATGACGAATGATGAGAAGAAGAGTATTATGGAGGATGGTTTTGACGAACTCTGGAAAAAGATATGGGGCGATGAAGGTTATAATAATAAGTATAAGATGGAAGAAACCACATCCAAAGGTAAGTTCAATGTTTTAAAACAAGGTGGTCTGGGATTTGATTATTCATTGAAAGATTTGATTAGCGAAACCGAAGATAAATGGTTAGAACCAGAATGGGGATTCCCGAAAGGTCGAAGGAATTACCAAGAGAAGGATTATGAATGCGCAGTGCGTGAATTCTGCGAAGAAACAGGATATGATATAAATATGATTGAACCGATTATAAATGTAATGCCATACGAGGAGATATTTACCGGGTCTAATTATAAGTCATATAAACATAAGTATTTTTTGATGTATATGAAACCAACTGATACAAAAGATACAGATAGTTACCAGAAATCCGAGGTTAGTAAAATGGAATGGGGGTCATTAGATAACTGCTTGTCCAAGATTCGGGACTATAATTTAGAAAAAAAAGACATAATAAACAATGTTGATATTTGTTTGAAAAAATTAATGCTTTATAGGTTGTAATCTTGTATATTATATCGTATTATAATATACAATAAGGTAGACAATGCCGCCAAAAACTAGAAAAAAATGTGATCTTATTAAACAACCAGAATGTATAGAATGTCCTTGTGGTAGTACATACGAATTAAAAGGAAGGGGTGAGTTCAATCATTTCAATACACAAAAGCACAAAAAATATGAAAATGAACATGGTAAAGTTGAACCAAAGATGAATAATAATGACAACACTAAAAGAAAAACGACAAAGAAAAAAAAAGTCATATTAAACACAGAACTATTAAATCCTATTAGTATTCCACAAAACACCACAATTCAAGACAAAGTTTATAATATATTAGAACCAACAGATAAAAACCATACTCCTTTATCAGATGTAACAAAAAAGAAAAAGGTTTATATTAAACCTGCCGTTATTTGCCCATTATTAAATAATAATAGAATTTTTATAAATCATAAGAATTTTTATCAAAAAAGTAATTTGAAATATGCATTAAATACACCAAGTGCGGAAAGAGGAGTGAATAAGGACACGGAACATGTATATAAATATAATGACGAGTATTTTATAAAAGCATTTTGGGTCCTACAAAAAGACAATAAATACAACGATGCGTTTTTTACAAAAGGAACTATTAGTAAATTAAATAAATTTCAAAAAGGAGAACATCCAGCAATAGAATTTTTAAAGGATAAATTGAGAGACATTAAAGATAAAAAATATATAGACACTACAGGAATAAAAAAAGATATTACAGATAAGTTTATTGAAAATTTATACTTTACAAATAAAGACTGGGAACCATTGTTAAAGGAATGTGAATATAATAACAACGATATACCTAATCAAGGAGAACAACAAGAGACAAAACCGAAAGTTCAACGCGTAAAAGGAATTATATCCGAAGATGATGAATCAATTGAAGAAGATGATGAATCAATTGAAGAAGATGATGAAGTAATCGAAGATATTTCAAACTTTTTATATCCAGAATTAGACGACCCCGAGTTTAACACTAAGTTACTAGAACATATAGAATTTAACCAGGAAACCACAAATAACGAAGATGATAAAAAATCGTTGGATGAAATACAAGAAGATATGAAGTCATCGGATTTTATACTAAGTCCGCATCAAATATTCGTAAAAAATTTTCTTTCACAATATACTCCTTATAACGGATTGTTCTTATTTCACGGTCTTGGAACAGGTAAGACTTGTTCTGCAATAGGAATATCCGAGGAAATGCGAAATTATATTAAACAAACAGGAAATACAAAAAATAAAAAAATAATAATAATAGCATCACCAAACGTTCAAGATAATTTCAAAAAACAATTATTCGATGAATCCAAATTAACAAAGTCTAATAATGGAGATTGGAATATAGATGGTTGCTTGGGAAATACGATGTTGAATGAGATAAATCCAACCGAGATAAAGAATATGAAACGAGAAGATGTAATTATAAATATAAATACAATTATATCATCTTATTATGCGTTTTATGGGTATACAAAATTCGGAAATTTGGTAAAAGAAATAACTGAATATAAACGCATTGGTACTGGTGATAAATTGGAGATACTGAAGAAACAATTCAAAATTAGAAGAATAAAAGAGGAATTCAGTGACCGTCTTATAATTATAGACGAGGCTCATAATATAAGAGACATCACAGATGCCGATGATGCGGGTGATCGTGATATACACAATCAATTGAAAGACATTGCGAGACATTCAGAGAACATGAAATTATTATTATTATCGGGAACACCAATGTATAATAGCAATAAGGAGATAGTTTGGATAGCAAATATTCTAAATTTAAACGATGGTAGAGGAACAATAAAACCAAGTGATATATTTGACTCAAATGGTAAATTAAAAGATAAAAAATTACTGGTTAATAAACTGAGAGGATATATTTCTTATGTAAAAGGAGAGAACCCGTATACATTTCCACTGAGATTGAAGTGTAAAGAGAACGAATCGTTCGTAGAACCTTCAAAGCAAATGAATGGAATCGGAATGCCTGATAATTCTTATGATTTGGCGAAAAACATGTCAATGTGTTACACAAAACTGAGAGACGAATCCGTCCAGAAGAAAGCATACGATAAATTAATGGAAATAGTCCGCCCTGAGTTGTCGGGACAAACATCATTTGGTTATACTGCGTTACAACGACCGGTTGAAGCATTAAATATAGTATATGGTAAACCCGAACGCATAGATGATATGGTTATAGGAATAGCGAATGATGAACAGAAAGTAATAATAAACTCAATGTTAGGTGAACGGGGACTATCCAATGTAATGAAATACGAAGAAAAAACAATAGACGGTGAAAAAACAAAAGCAAGTTATAAATACTTGGATAGTTCAAATAGAATATTCGATATAGAGAACCTAAAGAATCATAGTGCAAAAATAAGTAATATATGCGAAACAATAAAGAATTCTGAAGGCATTATTATGGTATACTCGCAATATATAGATGGAGGAGTTATTCCGGTTGCTCTGGCATTGGAATCTATGGGATTCAAACGCCGCGTTGGAAAGACAGTGAAAAATTTGTTCCATAAAGATGAAATATTAAAAGATAATGAGCAAAAATTTACTATAAAAGACGAAGGTATTGAATCCAAATCATATACTCCTCACTATATAATGCTTACGGGAGACGATAGATATTCACCAGATAACGTTGCTGATTTAAAAAATCTAAACAGTGTGGATAATAAAAACGGCGAGAAAATCAAGGTTGTTATAATTTCAAGAGCAGCTGGCGAGGGAGTAGATTTTCGTAACTTAAGACAGGTGCATATACTGGAACCTTGGTTTAATTTAAGTCGAACAGAACAGATTATTGGACGTGCGATTCGTAACAAAAGTCACTACGATTTACCATTTAATAGACGAAACGTGGAAATATTTTTACACGCAACGGTAACAGACAATGATACAGAAAGTGCGGACCTATATTTATATCGTCATTCATCAAAAAAAGCTAAATCGATCGGCGAAATAACTAAAATAATAAAGAGTGAAGCGATTGATTGTGCTCTTGAATTTGGAAATTATAGCGATTTAAATGCGCAATTGAAAATAGATGAGAATGATACAATTAAAATGATACGTTCATCCGACCCAGAAGAACAAGACCCGGTTATAATTAACACAATAGAAATAAAAAATAATAAATATTTCGACTTTACATCAATATGTGATTATGGAAATTGTGCGGAATTAAAGTGTAGTGGTGAAAAACCACCAGAAGATAAAACTCACTCGGTTACATACAATACAGAACACGCAAAAAGTAATATGCAAAATATATTAAGACATATTAGATTTGAATTTGAAACGGCACCTGCTGGACTTTTCTATTTTAAAAATGATGATTTATATAATACAGTCAATGTTCGTGGTACGTACACACGCGAACAATTTGACATGGCTATATTAAACCTAACTGAAGATAATACAGAAATACTAACGGATAGATATAATCGTAAAGGGAGATTAATAAGTAAAGGTGAGTATTATTATTTTCAACCATTTGGCATAACCGATATAAATGCTTCTATATTTGAACGTTCTACAAAGATTATAGAGAGACCATCCAAAATATCACTTCCTATAACTGAGAGCAAAACCGACACGGGCAAAGACAATGGTGATGCAATATATACAAATATAAAGTCTAAATACGAAGAGGTATTCGGTAACGATGCAGGACCAACAAAACCGGATAAACGTGATTGGTTTGATGCTTTAAAATATATAAAAAAACACCTATTAGATGATGTTAAAATAGAAGAAAAATATATAAAAAAATATACGGTTTATCACATGTTAGATACATTGAATTCTTCTGATATTATAAAATTATTGAATTCTGAATTATATAAAAAAACTACTACATTAGACGATAATTGTGTTAATTATATAAAACAATATTTCGGTGACAGGATACTGCTCGTAGATAATATAGAATATATATATTTGTTAAAATCTTATACAAAAGACGGGACAGAAGCGACAAATAAACCAATATTTTTAATGGAAAAATATGGTAAATGGATTAATAATGGAATAGATATTGAAATAACAAAAGAATTAATACAAAATTTAGCTCGTAATTTATCATCAGAATTCAAAGGTCGTCCCGCAGATAATACATTTGGTTTGATTAATTCAAAATTTAAGCGTGGAACAGAGATACGAGAATTTAAAATTCGTGAAAAGGACGTATCAAAAAACAAGGTTGGTTCCATTATACGTGGAACATTTGATAAAAATGACCAACTTATAAATGATATTACAAAAGAATTAAATATTAAATACATAAGTGAAGCGACTAAGAATGATAAAGTAGCAGTGATACTTAATGTTGGTAAATACGAAAATGAAAACGGAATTAAAACATTTACATTCTCAAAAGAAAACGATCAGGCAGCAATTACAGGTGCTTTACCGACACTTGTAGAAATATTGGTAAGGCACAGAAATGATACATATACAAATACCGTGTCGTTTTTAAACATCGAAACTTTCGACCTTTTTAGAAAATATACAGAAAATTCTGCTATAAAAAATTGGTAAAATTGGTAAAATTGGTAAAATTGAAATATTTAAATATAACTTATCTATATAAAATATACATCTTATATAGATACAATGACCGACAAACGAGAACAGAGAATATTTGGAGTTTATAACCAGGGATTATTAACGAAAAAGATACATCTGAGCATAAGAGAAATTGGTAAGAATGTAAAAAAAATTTTAGAAGAAAGGGTTTCTGACATTTATCAAGGAAAATGTATAGACGAAGGATTTATAAAACCGGATTCTATATCTTTGGTGACGTATTCGTCTGGTGTTGTTAATGGTGAGTATGTTGAATTTCAAGTTATATTCGATTGTATGATATGTAACCCAGTTGAAGGCATGTTAGTTGAGTGTAATACAAAAACAATAACTAAAGCGGGCATACACGCCGTCCATACAGACAAAGATGGCGTATCACCACTTACTGTATTTATTGCCCGAGATCATCATAATACAAATGCTTATTTCAATAGTATAAAAGAAGATACTATTATACTTGTAAAAATTATCGGCGTGAGATACGAATTAGACGATGAATATATATGTGCTATCGCATCTTTGCCTTCAAAGACCATTCAACGTGACGAAAAGAAGATTAAGATTAAGATTGCAAGATAGACAATTATAATAAAATGTATATAAAACCTTTTTTATGTATGTATTAAATGGCAAGTATAATGGAACTTAAACAATTAAAGGAACATATAGAGAAAATGGACAAGACCAATCAAATTGACATCTTAAAAATACTGAGAGATAGTAATAATGTAATTTTAAATGAAAATAAGAGTGGCGTATACATTAATCTCACATATTGCCCACAAAACACAATAGATGAAATTGTGAAATACTTAGATTACACAACAGAACAAGAAAAAGTTTTGAAAACAACAGAACAAGAAAAGGATAATGTTAAAACTGAATATTTCAACAATTTATCAACAATATAAAATAATAATAATATCAATACATATATTGATTTGATATTATGAAACTGAGTTTAATAGTAGGAACCAACAAATGTGATGGTATTGGATATAAAGGTACAATGCCTTGGTATTTTCCTGAAGACCTAAAATATTTCCAACAAATCACAAAAACCACTATAGATTACCGTAAAAAAAACGCGATTGTAATGGGGCGCAATACAATGAATAGTATTACAAGGTTCCCACTGGGTGGTAGGATAAACGCGTGTGTTTCCACAACAATTACATCACATACAGACAAATCTATATTGTTCTATACATCATTTGACGATGCTATATCAGATTTAATGTCTCGCGATGACGAAGTGGAAAATATATTTATAATAGGTGGGTCAATGTTATATAAAGCTTGTTTGGAACACAAAGATTTCAAGTATCTATATTTGAATGAACTTAATGATAATTCCGTGTGTGATACGTTTTTTCCAGCGATTAATAAAGACGAGTATAAACGTATCGCACGAAAACATCTTAGTCCCGACGTCGTAACAAATATATATGAAAAAATATAAAATGGAAAAGATTTAAAGCGTTTTGTTTATTATAATAAGAGAATGACTATCATGCACGACATATTCGTTAATGATTCAATTACAGCAGACCGTATACATACATTAAAAAGTATTATGTATACTGTGGATAAATATAATGCGTGTAGGTCAGGATACAATGCGGAACAGGCAGACACTATAGAAGATAAAAAAGTATCACAAACCAATATAGCAGACGAGTCTATAGTTCCCGACAGCAGAGACCATTTGTTTTGGTGTTGTTATATTGGTCATTATGGACTTGAACGGTATAATGGTTTAAAACATAGGTCAGGAAATGCTGGAATGGAAGAAAAACAAAGAATTTCCGAACATTTCAAAAAAGCACCCAATATGTTAAAAAATATTAACCAGAAAATGACTAAGGACCGGAGTCAAGAAATTATATCCGAAATTATGGTCAATGATAAGGTAAGTTTAAACGCATTACCTGCTTTCGCTCTATATTATAAGATGCGAATTCTTATGATAAAAGAAGACCGGTTATATCTGGACATATCAAGTAGTGATGAAAATTATGATAAAACGATTTTAATCAGAAAGATAAATGATAAAACATACGGAGTTGATTTGAATACGAACCATGCTAAGATCGCTCAAATTGAAAAAGATTGTATATTATTATTCAGTCACAAAAAACCATTAAAAGCTATTTCAAACTTTAAAACAGACGAACTTAAGGAGTTAGCAGATAAGGTAAATATAGATATAGAACCAAAAACATCAAAGACTGAATTATACGGACTTATTTCTAGAAAGTGTATTTGGCAAAATTGAATAATAAATATAAATAATATATATACTATATATTACTTATAATGGATAAATCAAAAAACTCATCACCAAAAGAGCAGATGGACCTAATAATCAAAAACTATTTAGCGAGTAATCCTATTGCACGAGCAGATGGCAAAGACAATGAGGTAGAGGTTAGGTTTGGAACCAATAGTCGTAAGCATAAACCATTTACAAAAATAGATTATGATAATGTTGTTAAGAAACTATATGCTTCTGGGTTTAAATGCAGCAATATTGACGGTTCACATAGTTTACGTATATTTCACGAATATATCGATAAAAATAGTGGTATGAGACGAATGTCTAATATCCGTGCAGAGATAAATGGAATCGACCTGATACAAGAGTACTGTAAAACGAATAGTATACAGAGTTTACTAGACTTACCATCAACCACATATGATAAAATTATATTTAACCAGAAATCTGGCGTGCAGTTGGATGACGGAACATATTTGAAATATGCTGACTTTGAAGATTTCAATATGCGTGTTGCTTATCAACTAGAACAAGTGTATACTGCTCGTTCTCCATTAATACGTAGTATAATAAGTAAATGGAATGATACTAAAAAAACATTTCGCTATATGAACCGTATCCGAATGTCACACGACGATTTACCAGTATTTGCTGATATAAGTATAGTTCAAAAATCGTCGTGTTCAAATGGTATACCCATAAAAAATTATACGGTTCAGGATGCGAATTTATTCGATAACCCAGAAGCATATGAGATTGAAATGGAATTGGATAATAACCGCATAGGGATTGGAACTGAATATAATGATATTAAAAGTATTACCGACGCCATTCGCAAATTTACAAGAATTATAATGAGTGGGTTACAAGGGACAAATTACCCAATTTCATATCCAGAACAATTTAACGTTCAACAAGAATATATGAAATTATTACACGGTGATGATTATCAACCTAGGAAGATGCGACCTCGTGACTTTACTGGTCCATCGTCATATACACTACAGATTCCAAATATAATGGAACCAAGTGAAGACATAAATACACCCAATATAAGAAATGACTATACTGTAACTGATAAGGCAGATGGTGATAGGTGTTTGATGTTTATTAATGGTGAAGGCAAAATATATCTAATAAATACGAATTTATCTATAATATTTACAGGTTCTACTACGAAAGTCAAAGAATTATTTAATAGTATAATTGATGGAGAACATATAACACAAGACAAGCACGACACTGCTGTAAATCTATATGCTGGTTTCGATATATACTTTATAAATAAAAAGAGCACACGTGCCTTAGAATTTTACCCTGTCCCTACATCAATTGACGAAGATGAAGGTAATAAAAAACCCAAGGTCTATAGGATTCAATTACTTCAGAAGTTAATATCGGAATTAAATCCTATCTCGGTTGTAAAAAACAGGTCTTGTGACATCTCAATCACCTGTAAAAAATTCTATGCTACATCTGTTACAACGACCATTTTCAATTGTTGTTCAAAAATATTGGGTGATGTCGGTGATGGATTATATGAGTATAATACAGACGGACTTATATTTACACCTGCGAGATTTGCTGTAGGAAGTTCTGAAATAGGAAATCCGGGACCCATTACAAAATCCACTTGGTCGCATTCATTTAAATGGAAACCTTCCCAATATAATACAATTGATTTCCTGGTAACTGTCAAAAAGGATAAAAAGGGTAAGGATGATATACATAATATATTTAAAGACGGAATTAGTGCTGAAACAAATGGCGCGTTAACACAATATAAAACACTTGTATTGCGATGTGGTTATGATGAGAAGATACACGGTTTTATAAACCCGTGTGAGGATATGATACAAAACCGAATTCCAAATGCAAATGATGTGGATAAAGACGATGGATATAAGGCGGTTCCATTTCAACCAACAAATCCATATGACACCAACGCTTGTTATAGTAATATCATCTTGAAAAGTGATGGTTCCAATGATTTATTGATGTTCACCGAGGAAGGTGAGTATTTTGAAGAAGATACGATTGTTGAATTTAGTTATGATATTACAAAGAGTGATGGATGGAAATGGACACCACTAAGGGTTAGATATGATAAAACAACAGAGTTGAGGAGCGGGCAGCGGAATTACGGAAACGCATACCATGTAGCTAATAGTAACTGGCAATCAATACATCAACCGATAGGTCCGGAGATGATTTCTACGGGTAATAATATACCCGATTATATAGAAGAATTCGGTGAAGAAGAAAATGGTGAAGCAAATGAAGGGGTTTATTATAACCGACGCGATGTGAATGATAAAAGGACGAAATCTATGAGAGATTTCCATAATTTATATGTTAAAAATAAGTTGATTCGTGCTGTATCAAACCGCAATGATACACTAATTGATTATGCTGTTGGAAAGGGTGGCGATTTACCAAAATGGATTTATGCGAAACTCGGGTTTGTATTTGGAATAGACATTTCAAAGGATAATATACAGAATAGAATGGATGGTGCGTGTGCTCGGTATTTGAAATATCGTAAGACGCATAAAGTAATGCCTGACGCACTCTTTGTAAATGGAAATAGTGGGGAGTTAATTCGTTCAGGTGACGCATTACTTTCTGATAAAGATAAGGAAATTACAAAAGCGATATTCGGTAATGGTCCCAAGGACGCCACGCTATTGGGAGCAGGTGTATACAAACACTATGGTGTCGTCAGTGATGGATTTCATATAAGTTCGTGTCAATTTGCATTACACTATTTCTTCGAAAATAGAGCAACGATTCATAGATTTGTTCGCAATCTTGCGGAATGCACTCGTCTCAACGGATACTTTATAGGCACTTGCTATGATGGCGAAACTGTATTTAATAAATTGAAAGGTAAGAATGAGGGTGATTCTATTATAATTATGAATGGACAAGAAAAAAGGTTTGAACTCACAAAGATGTATAACCAAACGGGATTTCAGGATGATGATACCAGTTTGGGATATAAGATAAATGTATACCAAGATACAATAGGAAAAACATTTCGTGAATATTTGGTAAATTTTAACTATTTCAAACGAATTATGGAAGATTATGGATTTGTCCTATTATCCAAGGAAGAAGCAAACCAGAAAGGATTACCGGATAGTTCTGGGTTGTTCAGTGAATTGTTTAATGGCATGAATCAAGAAACAGGTAATTCTTCTTATAAACGGTCGAATTATAGGAGTGCACATTTAATGACTGAAGATGAAAAACAAATTTCATTTATGAATCGTTATTTTGCATTTAGTAAGGTGAGAAATACCGATGTTTCCGGTATCTATAAAAATGTAACACATAAAACAGCAGAGGAAATCGATATAAAAAGCAAACCAGGAAGTGTTATTATAAAGATTAAACGACCGAAAAAAGTGAAAATAACTAACGAAGGCACCAAAACTTAATTATTAAATATATCGGTTTTCAGAATACATAATGAAGACAATAAAAATGAATATAAACCCATCATCACATTATATATAACGTTATTTATTCTAAATGTTATATACATTGTTACCTAATACGCACATAATATTATACTTGTCAATTACTTGCATTGATGGTGTTGAACCAACCAAACCAAAACTGTCCACATCATTATGTAATTACTTATATCAAATTAAAAATAGAATAGACCACCACGGTGATGCTTGGGATAATTATAAGAAATATACTAACCCATATGAATTTATAAATACCAATGTTCCTGGTAAAAATAAACCCATATCCAGTATTAAACCATTATCACGTTCTTACTATAAGATGATAGAGTTAGTTTCGTTTTTTAATCTATGCCATTATTCTACGTGTAATACATTCGAAAGTAAGAGCAGTAAGATTTTAACCAATGTACCCATTAAAACCTTTCATTTGGCAGAGGGCCCAGGGGGATTTATTGAGGCACTTTCGCATTTGAGAGACAATCGTTCTGATACTTATATAGGTATGACCATTCTTGATGATAAAGAAGATTATAATATTCCCGCATGGAAAAAGAGTCAGAAATTTTTGAATGAAAATAAAAATGTATTCATTGAGAATGGAGCAGATAAAACTGGAAATATATTATCTATAGATAATTTCCAGTATTGTTATGATAAATATAAATCGTCATTTGATATAATTACAGCAGATGGGGGTTTTGATTTCTCTAGTAATTTTAATAATCAAGAACTTAATATTACAAAATTATTATACGGACAGATATGTTATGCTCTGTGCACACAGAAACTTGGAGGGAGTTTTATACTCAAAGTTTTCGACTGTTATATGGAACATACGGTGGACTTATTATATATATTATCGGCATTTTATAAAAACGTCTATATCACCAAACCACAGACAAGTCGTTATGCCAATTCGGAAAAGTATGTAGTATGTAAGAAATTCTTATTTAATGATTGTAGTGATTTTTTTCCTATATTGAAAGACACTCTTGATAAAGTTATTAATACAAAGCATAATATTCATCGTTTCTTAAAAACTAATATTTCAAATCATTTCAAAAATAAATTAGCGGAATACAATGCAATCGCAGGTCAACAACAAATGGAAACTATACAAACTACATTATCAATGATTGTAAACAATACTAAGCAAGATAAACTCGATAGTATCATTAAAACTAATTTGTTAAACTCTGTTAAATGGTGTGAAAAACATAATGTAGAAGTAAATACATTTACATCTCCATCTACAAATTCGTTCTTAAAATTTTCTTCATCGCCGCCAAATGATATAATTATTTAGTTTCATATTCATTTCATATTCAATGGACTCTAAATGGCGTTTGCGAATGTCCTAACAGAACATTTTTTCATGATATCTGAATATTTTGAAAAGGTGGGGGTTTTTTTCATAGGATAACCAATCTTATCCTTCTTTGTATATCCATATGAAGGAACACCGTATGCAACGGCACTCGCTGTGTGGTCACCATACGCACTTCTCATTGAACCAGCAACCGTATTAATAGTATTATACTTACGACGAGTTATTAAATCACTAGATGATACGGCACCCTGTGTTGCAAAACCGTGATTACTTGGTTTATAATATACTATTTTTCTTTTAGGATAAAAGGCGGTCTTTGTATAAAATGCTTCTGGGGTTATTCCCAAACCTACGGCATTAATCGCAGGTAGTTTATGTGTTACAATGACAGAACCCATCTTTTTATATAACTCGGTAGAACTTGTGTTATCAAACCATAATTGAACGTTTTTTGTAGAAGGAGCATCCGGTATCTCAGCAATCCATAATGGCGGACTTTCCAGTTTATTTGGGTCAACTGGTCCTGTATATTTTAATATACTTGATTTATTATACCCAATTGCTTCTACAACCATATATCCGTCTTCCTGAGTATATTTGAGTGATATTGGGAAGATTTTTCGTCGTGTAGGTTCTTCTACAAAATAATGGTAATTATTAGTCATTGTTGTATGTAAAATATTATTTAAATCATTCACGTCATATTCTCCTGCGGGTATAACTACATTATAACTCGTATCGTCAAACCAAATATATTTAAATGACCCTTCGGTTGATAGATTTTCTTTTTTACAATTTTGTCCAGAACTAGACGTATAAATGTTTTGGGAAGCACCAGAAGAACCAGCAGAAGAAGTTACATCACCACTATAAACGTGGAAATTACTATTGGATTTATACGAAAGACTACGACTTTCTAGGTATTGCTTTGTATCTGTAAAATATGTAGGGGCAGTAGTATTGGCATTATATTTTTTTCGAATCATTCCACTACTTCTTACACGTCTACGCGCATTATCTTCCGCAGAAAGAAATACACTACAATTCTCGTCACACCCCTTATCTACCGAAGTATTGATTATTTGTGTACTTTTTATACCTATACAATCATTTGTATCGGTGGTTATAGTCCCTCCGGGGCGGTCAAAGTCAAATATGCGCACAGATGTTCGTGGATTAGATACAGCTGTATCTGTTACGATTTCTCTACGATATAGTTTTAAGGGTAATGCACGGAAATAGGCAGATTTATCTGTAGTAACATCTGGTTTATTAAATTTTATTCCACTGCTTATTTGTGTAAATGTATTATCACTGTGTTTCCAATTTACGATTGGTGTTTCGTTTATTATGACACTCATACTATATTTTATAGATATATATAAATAACTAAATTAATATTAGACCGAATAATATCATATATAGACAACATTTCACCTAATATTCATACTAAATCGTCCGTGGTTATTAACTTTTTCGTATAAAGGTAATAAACATATAGTCATTATTATTGTTAGAAAATGATTTTGGTATACAACTTGAATGATATAGTAATTGATAATGTTTTTTTTTTAGAGACGAGAAAGAATATTATAATGGACGGCAAATTCACTAAAATTATATACTCTGATACAAATGTTGTTATGAATGGTATATATGTGAATATTTATCTGAATGAATTTACATATGATAAATCATACAGTAGGATCATTATGAAAGATACAAAAAATAACATTAATATCATTAAAAAGATATCGGATATTGAATATTATCTGTTGAAATATTTCAAGCATATTAATGGAAATACTAAACAAACTAAGTTTTTATTAAAAGAACAACTGGAAACTAAGACTATTAAAGTATATCGTGATAACTATCCTTATACAAACGGTCTCAATGTAAACGGTCAAATTGTATTGAAAATTTCGGGCATTTGGGAGGATAATAACAGCATTGGTTTAACATACAAGATAATGGAAATATTTCCATTGACCTAAATCAAACTCAACTAAATACCATATTCATCTGAGGGTTTCTTTTTTGAAATGGTTTATTTCCCCTCGTTATATTATGGGATTTAGAATATTTTATGTTCTCTTCACGACCCGTGTTAAATTGTTTAACGTTTAAAAAACCATTGAAATCATTATAATAATATTCCAATTCTACTATGTTTTTATAACCTTCATTTGACTGCTTCCTATACATTTGAAATTCTTCTTTATTCACCGTTTTTATTATATTATCTTTCATATGTATTATATCTTTACTTCCGGGTTCAAACATATTACTACGATCTATCTTGATTTTAGATTTTATTGCACGCTGTTGTAGAGTATTATCTTCATATCCCCAAGCCCAGAAATTTGGAAAACCATTTATTAATTCAAAATCACCTGCTTTTATTGATAGAATACCACCCAGGGTAAACGAAAATCCATAGTGGTGTTTTATAGTTCCTTTTATTGTATCATAGTTGATTGTGTCTTTGGTTTTTGGCATTGTATCCACATCATTGAATACCAGAGTTATATCCTTATATGTTTCTGGGTATTGTTCCTTTACATATAAGAATCCTATGTTTTTCATTGCGCCGCGATTAAAACTACGTGTATCAATTTGATGTATATATATTATTTTATAATCATCTAAATCTGCCAGCACATTTTCCATGTGTTTCGCAAAAATTTCTTGATGTTCCTTTCTATCTCTGTAAGGAACCAAAAAAATAATTTGGGGTGACATAATATAAGTATATTATTTACTTATATTATTATTGTT